CACAGTCGAGAGAGTTTGCTCTGTCTGCCCAACTCGCAAAGCTATGGAAACCATAGTCGGCGATCGGGTATTCGCTTTCCAGAGAATCCGACCAGTTCTTCCAATAATACTTATTGGAAGGTCCAACGGTCTCTGAAACAGCGCCTGGTCCGTGCTTGAAGCTCCACTCCCCAGGATCGTAAGATCCGAGAGAAGAGGTAACTGCACCTGACATGAAGTCAAGTGCAGCCAGGAAGACTGTGAGTTGCCCACGCTTATGCGCAGGCAGAGCACTAATCCTAGCGGCATAGAGGGCAGATTTTTGGAATCCTCCATAATCTGGTTCCTTTCTGACATTAGAGTTAGTGGGCTCCGAACTCCAGAACTCATCGAGTTCTGGTAACGACTCATCAACAGCGATAAATTCGAGAACTTCGTTCTCGATTTTATCATCCGTGCAGGGGAAGCTCGCCTTCTTAGCAGCAAATAAAATTTGCCGCAAAAAGAAGATAGCTTCAGTATCTGCATCTTCCTTCAAGCGACCTGTCTCGTGAAAAACCATTAGGTAGAGTCCCCGAAGAAACTTCGGGATCACTACCCTGCCAGAAAACCTCTTCGTCAGAGGTAAACCTGACAGATTGTAATGGCCGCCGGCAAGGCATCTATCTAGATGCTTGCCAACAGCTGGGAGGTCTACAAGAAAAACTTGTATTCCTCTTTGCTCCACGAGACTCAGGAGACGGGTGAGATCTCTCTCAAATTCCATCTCCAGCGTCGGGAACGCCGACCGAGCATCTTGGAAGATGCATCGATAGACGTTACTCAGCTCACGAACATGGCATTTAGACATACTAGGATTAACTCCTTGAAATGTCCCATGCTGTTCGCAAACTCCTAAACAATCACCTTGAGAATCTACGATCGGTCCACGGACTACCTACAAGGTAGTCTAACAATTATACCTTTTGGGTATAACTGTGTCTGGATCGTATTAGGATTCCCAATTCTGCAACGACACCAGGAAGGCGTTAGAGCTCGCGATCATCAAATCGGCGATCGCGTCTCCAAGGTCAACTGAGGTGTCACCGGGAAGGTTTTCGTAGACGAAGTAGAACTTACGTTCAAATTCGGCTACACCTCCGGCAGCGAAGGTGGTCTGCACAACTTCAAAGTTGTGACGATCGTACTCCGTGCCGTCGGCGCCCTTCTTCGTCTTGGAATGACGAATCTTGGCGACATACCGGCTCGTTGCGTTGCGGAACAAGTACTCTGACGAGTACACGTCCTGATTGATCTTCGTCACGCTGATGTTTCCACCAACCTGAGGAAGAACCAAGGGGTTTGCTAACATGTGAGATCCTCCTAGATGACTAGTGATCCTTAGGGTTTATAGCCCTTAAGGACTGCTAAAGCACCTAGGATCGACAACTGACGCTTCGTAAGAAGCGCCAGGGTAGGGAGAGGAAACGGTATAACAGGAAAGACAGGAAATCTTTCCTTCCGGGTCATTTCCTCCACATACCACCCAGAAAGGGTGTACTGTGAAGGTATTGGGCCTGATACGTTTATATACTCCGACTTGGAAGTCGAAGTTCGCATCAGACTGATCCGGCCAAAGGTCAAGCCAAGTGCATTGTTACTAGCTTTGAGACAAGTCCCAACGTTAGTAAACCAATCCACTAGCCAGCTCCATGGTTGTAATTCCCATGCAGCCTCGAGAACACCGTAACTGTTGATACCTCCAGCACTAGTCCATGCTAACCTCGAAAGAGGCGCATAGCCAAGTGTCGGTAGTTTGGAGTCCGGAACGAGTTTCCACTCGGCCGTACCCCAGCTTTTGGTAGTCATCGTTACAGCTCTCTGGCACTGTAGTAAGAAACGAATCCCATGACAAACGGGAGACGTAACCGTTCTACTGCTGTCTTGAACCAGGCTACACCGTCGCTTCAAAGTTCGACCATCGCGGAGAGCATAGAGCTCCATCATTCGGTTATTAACCGAACGTTGGAAGTTATACAACTTCGCGAGGTCATTGGCTAGGGGTGCGATAGCCCACTGATAGGTTAAATGCCAATCAGCGGTTGTTCGCACAACGTTCCGCGGCAGGTTTCCACCAGTCACGAAACGCTTTAAGGCCGCTTGTTTCCTCAAATTAATGAGGTTGCGACCCCAATTCCTAACCAAACCAGGGATGTCCTTCATCTCTCCAAGAAAAGCCGGTATGTTCACTTCAGGTGAACTCGGATTTGTCTTAGCGAGAATCTCCCACGCAAGATTGTTTAGCGCTGCCGAATCATAGGCAGGCCAAGCACCGCGTGGGTCATCAGGTCCAGGGTGATATTGTATGGGATAACCCACAAACTCACCAGCACCTGTGACAGTAGGAAAGTGAGTGAAGGTCCGAACGAGGTCAAAACGATTACTCGTTTTGAATTCTCCTACGGTGTCTTCACAGCTTTCGTACGGACCATGAGTGATACATGCGTAATCTTGGAGATTACCAAATGCGTAATAAGAACCGCATTCGGAAAATCTACCATCGTTAGCGCGTGTACGTGCAGTCATGGTCGGCATCCTCTTAGTCGAAACTCCCTAAGGGTGTATGGAATACTTACCGAGAGAGTATCTCAGTTGGGTCCCGAC